CAGATGAACAGTTTTCCTATAGGGTCCGCGTCTTGTCTCGACAACTACTACGAGCAGTCTCGGATTTCGCAGGGAGGGTCGGACATACAGTCAAAGTAGAGGAATGTTTTCAAGGCACCTCTATGGTATCATATGGCAAGCAACTCATCTACCAAGGACATCCTCTTCCTACTACTGTAAAGTCTATCTCCCGTATGATCCCGTCTACTACTGCTGATAATCCAAGTACATTTCAGATGTTATCTAACATATCTGCTGTAGGAGTGGCGTCTACGTCTCGAGCAGTCAACACATTCCCAATTTACTGCTTTACTAAGTTGATGGAGAATTGGTTTATCAGGAAGGAATTCAGATCCTCCATGATTCATCATGCGAAGCTATCAGACTCACTTGGTGGTGTTTTATATCGGGCATGCAACGATGACTGGCCACTTCTACTCACACTAGTCCCAGTTAACCTAGGAGGGCTCCCTGTAAGTGGATTAGCAGAATTTCTATATCGAGGTCATTCTGATCCCTTATCATCTTCACTTGTTTCTCTTAAACTGGTCCAAAGTATACCAGTTGTATATAAATATCTCGGCCTCTTGTCAACTGGACATGTGTTGGATCCGGTATCAGAGATTGACCCAACAGGTTTGGTGATGGACCCATACTCAATCCCTTTACGTCGCGTCAGCCCGCCAGGTCCGGGAGTAGCATCACGTGTTCGGGACACATTGATTCAAGTGACTAAGAACGTTGATCTTAAAGATTTGGTCAAGAGAGATTCCATGTCACGTGATGACTTTGTAAAGGACCTCATAGACATGACCCCGTTCTACCCAAAGATCGCACATGACATATACAAGTCTTCCATATTTGGTGTGTGTGATACTTTTGCCAAGCGGTTTACAAACACACGTACTCTCTTCTCCTTGTCTCGGAAAATGAACACTGATCTGTCCAACCTCTCGATATCACTTGACCTGGCCTACCTTGTATCCGTGTACACCAATCTCAGTCTTGTGTATAAGGTCAAACCAATTAGTCTAGACTTCTCAAAGCCGTTATCAATGTATCACCTAGCAGTCAAGTGTCGGGCACGCTGGGAGATGCATAATCCGATAGGAGTCTCGAATGTGCATCCGCTAGACATTGGATATATTATGTCAATGCCTGATGATATTAATCAGCTAACATCCGATGTGACGTGCGATGTCCCACTAATAACTGTGATGTCATTAAGCTCATCTTCGGGAGACTGTATGAGCACACGTGGTAACGTAGATCCCTACTTGGGGACTACTACTAGCGATAAGTCTGTGTCAAAATGGACTCGACCGGTAGACTCAACCCCCCCACTGAGAGATGCCATCCGAATACTGCAAGTGCGTCACCTGGTGTCGCTACCAAGAGGAGTCCTACACACTTTTTTAACAGATTGTGCCCAGTCACGCTGCGCATACAATGTAGAGGCACTGACCATATTCCTTAGAGAAAAAATTGGCGGTGTACTTGCACATCGGTATCAGATGTCAGATGACGAAGGGGGATCATTTATTAGCTCCTTAGCAACTTGGGCCTGCCACATGACTTTGTCTTCG